CACGCCACGCACACGCACGCACAGGCGCACGTCACGCCACGCACGCCACGCCACGCGCACGCGCTGGCGATCCTTCTACGCGCACGCGCTGGCGCACAGGCGCACACCCGCGAGGCCGACCCCACCGCCCCCCGACCCCCCTTTTGGCCTTGAAGCCCCCCTCCCGCGTTGCACTGTATTTCAGACACACGAAGACCAAAATCTCCTAAGTTACCCTGAGACCCCCCCCTTCCTTTTATCCGCCCCCAACTATATTTTTTTCTAAAAAATTTTGTTATACTTTGCCCATAACGCCTTAAGAGGTGCGTAGTGCATATATCGCTTACTCCAGAACTTAGTACGCCTGTAGGACAGGGGATCACAAAGCCCGCCGATGTGCACACTGCTGCCCGCGCCATGTTTAGCTCTGCGCAATTCGTTGCCGAATTTGGTGACCCAGAACCTGCTACTAAGAAAGATATAGGTATTGCCCGTGATGTTTTGCGGGACTTTGCCGCCCCCGCTGATGTGCAACGCTCAGCGACTGCCGTGTACTTGCGATCCCTTCTTGCGGAGTACGACCACGAAGTGGTTGAGACTGCCGTACAAATCCGCCAGTTTGTCACCAACAGCTTAATAGAAGAAGCCGCCCCCGGAAACAAAAACCGCATCAGGGCGCTTGAACTACTAGGTAAGATCAGCGAGGTTGGGCTGTTCACCGAACGCACAGAGATTACCGTGCGCCATCAGTCTGCGGATGAACTTGAAACTAAAGTGCGTGACAAGCTTGCCAAACTTATGGGGATGCGCACACCCCAACCCATCGAAGATGCCGTAGTGCGCGATGCTAACTGAGTATGAACTTAACGCATTGCATGCCAACCTTCATTTGCTGAAGGAAGATGAACTAACAGAAGTATTAGCTGCGCTTGAAGAGCTTGAACGCCGCCGTGCGGCGCAACTTTGCCACGATGATCTGATTGAATTCTGCAAAGCAATGGACCCTAACTTTAAGGTGGGGCGACATACCCGCAGGCTAGGGGACTTGCTTATGAAAATGGAGCGGGGTGAAGAAGACCGTATTGGGGTCAGTATGCCCCCACGTCACGGCAAGTCACAGATGGTGTCTATTTATTTCCCTGCATGGTATCTAGGTAGAAACCCTGATAAGAAAGTGTTGATGGTGTCGCATACGGGCGATCTGGCGGTGGACTTTGGGCGTAGGTGCGTAACATCGTGGACTGCGATGCGTACAAAGAGATATTTCCAGCGGTGACCCTTGCGCCTGACTCAAAAAGCGCGGGGCGTTGGAATACAAACATGGGTGGCGAATACTTCGCCTGTGGTGTGGGGTCAGCGCTTGCCGGTCGGGGGGCGCACTTTCTTATTGTAGATGACCCGTTTTCAGAACAGGATGTGTTGGGTGGGAATTATGACGTTTTTGATCGGGTGTATGAATGGTTTACTTACGGCGCGAGAACGCGTCTTATGCCACAGGGCAAAGTGGCTATTGTCCACACAAGATGGCATCCGAATGACCTGATTGGCAAGCTTGCTAAGGATATGTCACGTATTGATCTAGCGGATCAGTATGAATTATTTGAATTTCCGGCCATTTTTAACGAAAACACCCCAGAAGAGAAGGCATTATGGCCAGAGTTTTATGATTTAGACGCGTTGCACCGCACAAAAGCCTCAATGCCGCTGTTTCAGTGGAACGCACAGTACCAACAGAACCCTACAGCCGAGGAAGGTGCGTTAATTAAACGTGAATGGTGGAACAAATGGGAGCAAGATGATGCGCCGTCGTGTGAATATATTATTATGTCGTTGGATGCGGCGGCTGAAACGAACAATCGTGCGGACTTTACAGCTATTTTAACGTGGGGTGTGTTCAGTGATGGGCGGTTTACTGAGGATGCGACCCATATTATCTTATTAAACGCCATAAATGTGCGTGTTGAGTTTCCAGAACTTAAAGAAATGGCACTGCGTGAGTATAAAGATTGGCAACCTGACACATTTATTGTTGAGAAGAAATCATCTGGCACGCCGTTATTTCAAGAATTGCGACGTATGGGTATACCTGTGCAGGAGTTTACCCCGCATCGAGGCACAGGCGATAAAATAGCGCGGATTAATGCAATATCAGATATATTTAGGTCTGGCATGGTGTGGTATCCGGCGGGGCGCAAGTGGGCTGAAGAAGTCGTAGAGCAAGTGGCGGCATTTCCTGCATCAGAACATGATGACATGGTTGATTGCGTGTCTATGGCGATGGCGCGGTTCCGTAGTGGTGGGTTTATTCGGCTAAGTACCGATGCTGACGATGAAATTATGCAACCGCGTGTGGCGGCTTATTATTAAGGATTATTATGGCTATCGACAAAAGTTTGAACCAAGCACCGCGCGGCATTATGGGCGATGAAGAACCCGGACCAGAACTAGAATTAGAAATTGAAAATCCTGATCGGGTCACACTTGATGATGGATCAGTTGAAATTACAATTATTCCGGGCGATAAAATGCCCGATGAACATGGCATTCCATTTGATGCAAATTTAGCCGAATATTTAAGCGACGGTGTGCTGTCACAAATTGCCAGTGATTTAATCGACGATTATGAAAATGATTTGCGTAGCCGCGCTGAGTGGGAAAAAACATACACGGAAGGTATTAAGTTGCTTGGGTTGCGCTACGAAGAGCGTATTGAACCTTGGCCGGGTGCATGCGGGGTTCACTCACCCCTTATTGCGGAAGCTGCCGTGCGTTTCCAAGCCGAAGCTATTATGGAAACATTTCCCGCAGGTGGTCCTGTACGCACCAAAATTATTGGGGATGTGACACCTGCCAAGACTCAAGCCGCAGCGCGAGTTGAAATGGATATGAATTATGAATTAACAGAAGTGATGAAAGAGTATCGTCCCGAGCATGAGCGCATGTTATGGACATTGGTAATTGCGGGTTCAGCGTTTAAAAAAGTGTATTACGACCCCGAGCTTGGTCGCCAAACCTCGATGTTTATTCCACCAGAAGATGTAATTTTGCCTTATGGCGCATCTGAAATTTCGCTCTGTGAGCGCATCACCCACCGGATGCGTAAGACCCCCAATCAAATTCGCAAGCTGCAAGAGTCAGGCTATTACCTAGACTTTGATGTGCCTGATACGGCATCTATTCAAAGTGACCCAATTCAGAATGCTAAAGACCGCGAAGTTGGTTATGTTGCAACATTCGATGACCGCCCCCTCATTCTTGAAATACAAACTGAGTATTGCATACCGGGTTTTGATGATAAAGACGATGAAGATGATGATAAAGACCATATTGGCGTGCCATACGTTATTTCAATCATTAAAGACACCGGCAAAGTCTTGTCAATCTACCGCAATTGGGAACCAGATGTTAAAGATAACCATAGTGAGTTCAAACAAGCCGAACAATACTTTGTGCATTATCAATATGTTCCCGGCTATGGCGCATATGGTTTGGGATTATTGCACCTGATTGGTAACTCCGCTAAGAGTGCCACGTCCATTACGCGTCAGCTAGTTGATGCGGGTACGTTGAGTAATTTGCCGGGCGGGATGAAGACCCGTGGGCTTCGTATTAAAGGCGATGATACACCGATTGCACCGGGCGAATTCCGTGATGTAGATGTGTCATCGGGTGCATTGCGCGACAACATTATGCCCCTGCCGTACAAAGAACCAAGCCAAGTATTACTAGGTTTGCGTGAAATTATTGTTAATGAAGCACAAAAGTTTTCTGCCGCGCCAGATATGAAAATTAGTGACATGAGCGCTAATGCGCCTGTGGGCACAACACTTGCGTTGATTGAACGTAATTTGAAAGTGATGTCGGCGGTGCAAGCGCGTATGCACTTTGCCATGAAACAAGAACTAAAACTTCTTGCCAAGATTATCCTCAAGAATACCAGCAGCCGATACGATTACGATCCCGAAAACGCGCCACGCCGCGCCCGTAAAAGTGACTATAGCTACGTTGAGATTATTCCAGTTAGTGATCCAAACGCTTCAACCCTTGCGCAACGCGTGGTGCAATACCAAGCAGTTGTACAGTTAGCGCAATCAGCCCCGCAAATCTATGATTTACCGCGCTTGCATAGGCAGATGTTAGAAGTATTGAATATCAAGGATGCAGATAAATTAGTACGGCTTGAGGATGATTTAAAACCTATAGACCCCGTAACAGAAAACATGAATGTCTTAATGGGTAAACCCGTTAAAGCGTTTATCGAACAAAACCACAAGGCGCATATCGGGGTGCATATGGCCGCAATGCAAGACCCCCACATGATGCAGATTATGGGGCAGAACCCACAAGCGCAAGCACTCTTAGCCGCAGCGTATGCGCACGTCACTGAGCACGTTGCGATGGAATACAAGGTCACAATGGAGCAGCAGATGGGCATGGCGATGCCTGACCCCAAACACCTAACGTCACCTGAGACGGCGGATCAAATTGCGATGAAAGCCGCACAAGTCTCGCAACAAATATTGCAACAACACACGCAAGAAACTCAGCAACAAAAGGCGCAACAGCAGTCACAAGACCCAATTATTCAAATGCAACAAGAAGAGTTGAAAATTAAAGCGCAAGAAGTACAGATTAAAGGGCAGCAAGCGCAAGTTGAGGCGATGGTTGCTCAAGCCAAGATACAGCTTGATCGTGATCGGTTAGCAGCGGAACAACATCGTGATGGAGTAAAACTTGGGATTCAAACGCAACAAGCTTACGATAAAAGCACTATGGATTACCACAAAGAGGGTGTACGTATGGGACTTGATGTAATAAAACAACATACGCAGCATCGACATGAAACAAATAAAGATCTTGTTGCAGCGCAACAAATTAAAAAAGGAGCTACTAAATAATGGATCAATTCGACGTTCTACGTAAGAAACTTCGTGAACGCATGAACGACTTGGCAGACGCACTATCTGCTGGTCGCTGTAAGGATTTTGGTGAATACCAAAAACTCTGTGGGGTAATAGAGGGCTTGGCCTACGCAGAGCGAGACTTGCTTGACCTCAAGCAACAACAGGAAGAAAACAACGATGAGTGAAATCTTAATCGGTTCTAATCCTAACAACCCGCAAGTAGTGGGGATGTATAGGCCATCAGCAACTGCAGAAGAAAAAGCTACGCAACTACCACGACCCGCAGGATGGAAAATCTTGTGCGCAATCCCTGAAATGGAAAAAGAGTATGAAAGCGGCTTAATAAAAGCTGACGAAACTCTGCACATTGAAGAAACGCTTACTACAGTTTTGTTTGTAGTAGAACTAGGTCCTGATTGTTATACCGATAAAACCCGATATCCATCGGGACCTTGGTGTAAAAAAGGTGATTTTGTTCTAGTAAAACCGTATGCAGGTAATCGCTTAGTAATTCACGGGCGTGAATTTCGCATGATTAACGAGGATTCTGTCGATGGCGTAGTAGACGACCCTCGCGGTATCCGCCGCAAATAGGAATAAATAATGAATCAACCCTACAAATTTCCTGATGAACAATCAGACAATGACACCAAAGTCGAGCTTGATCTAGAAATAGAGCCGGGTACTGAGATTGAAATTGTCGATGACACCCCATTGCAAGATCAAGGTCGTAAGCCTTTGGGTCGAGAAATTACTGATCCTACCGATGAAGAACTTAACGAATATAGTAGTAAAGTTCAAAAACGGATGAAGGAATTAACGCACAAAAGCCATGATGAGCGGCGTAAAGCAGAAACTTTATTTCGTGAAAAACAAGCTTTAGAGCAAGCTGCAAAAGTGTTAGCAGAAGACAACAAACGCTTGCAAGAATATGTACAAATGGGGCAAACGGCTTATATAGATAAGTCAAAATCTCTAGCATCTATTGCTATGAGTACGGCTAAAGCTAAATTCACCGCTGCGTTTGATGCAGGTGATGCAGCGGCAGCGGCTGAAGCCCAGCAAGAAATGATGGAAGCGCAACGGGAAGTTGAGCAAGCAAATAATTTTAAACCCACCCCCTTGCGCGAAACCCCACAACCTGCTTATACTCAACCAACACCCGATATTGACGAAAAAGTTTCACGCTGGTTAGGCCAGAACAAATGGTTTCGTCAAGAGGGTAGCGAAGATATGACCGGGTATGCGGAAGGCGTGCACAAAAAGCTTGTGCGAGAGTATGGGCTAGATTACACACGTTCTGACGAGTATTACCAAAAAATCGACTCTGCTATGCGCAAAGCGTTTCCTGAAAACTTTGATGATATTGAAGTGGATACGGAAACACCGCAGAAACAGAATCGCCAACGCTCCGTGGTGGCTCCCGCCTCACGCTCAACCGCACCGAAAAAAATTCGGTTGTCGCTCAAACAACAAGAGTATGCTAAACGCTACTCAATCCCGCTAGAACGCATGGCGCAAGAAGTCGCAAAAGTGGAGGCCGAAAATGGCTGAGAACAAAATTCCCCGTGAACTAGATAGTCGTGCAATTCAGCAACGCCCAGAAATGTGGCAACCTGCAGAGCTTCTACCGGAACCCGATAAGGAACCGGGGTATGAGTATAAATGGAAGCGAGTTGCGCTTAATAACACGGTTGACCCCCGCAATATTTCCTCATTTCAAAGGGAAAAATGGGTTGCAGTGCAATTAAATGAACAACCTAAGTTTCAAATGTTTTCTGACCCAAATAGTCGGTATAAAGACAATATTGAAATAGGTGGTTTACTACTCTGCAAACGTCCTATTGAGTTTGGTGTGCAAGAAAAAACATATTTTGCCAATCAAACCAAATCTCAAATGGAAGCTGTAGATAATAATCTTATGCGTCAAAGCGATGCCCGTATGCCGATCTTTAAAGAAAGCAGGTCTTCGACCAGCTTTGGCAAGGGTTCTTAATCTTATGGAGATTTAAATGGCTTATCCTACTGTTTCAGCCCCCTACGGGGCAAAGCCGCTAAATCTTATTGGTGGTCAAGTCTTTGCAGGCTCGACCCGTAACCTACCTATTCAATATGGTTACGCTACCAATATTTTTTACGGTGATGTAGTTTCTATTACCCGTGGTTTTGTTACTCGTCTTGCCATGACTACTGGCGGCTCTGCTGCAACCGGTGCTGTTGGTTATGGTCAGGTTGGTATTTTCCTCGGTTGTTCGTATACCAATCCTTCGACTAAGCAAAAGCTCTTCAGCCAATACTGGCCCAGTGGAACTCTAGCTGGTGATTGCCAAGCTATTGTTACTGATGATCCCGACACCGTATTTAAGTGTGCTGTTGTGGTTACTCAGGGCGGTACGGCAATTGGTTCAGTTGCTACAGCCATGATTGGGTTGAACATTGCTGCTTCTGACTTGGCTGGTAATGTTAATAACGGTAACTCGTCAAATGGCGTGTTAGCTTCTTCGGCTAATACTACGGCTGCTCTTCCTTGGCGCATTGTTGATATCGTTCGCGATACAGCAGTTAGTCTTGGTACGGCAACATGGTCAAGCGGTACTACCACCCTTACTACTAGTGCTTTGCCATTTGCCTTGCCAGTCGGCACGGAAGTTGGTTATTTAGCATCTAATGGTCAGTATGTTGGTATGGCTAACTACGTGTCAACGGCTGCGACTGCTGGTGCTACTTCTGTTGTTCTCAATGCTCAGTATGGCACTGTGAACGCAGGCGGCGCTGCTGCAACTGCTACTGTTATCCCCGCAAGTTCGACGTTGGTGTTTACGCAGTACCCCGAAGTGTTGGTTAAATTCAACTTTGGTGTGCATTCGTATTACAACAACACCGGCACTCAAACCGCTTAATTAGGAGCTAATAATGGCTATTTCACGCGCACAGCTACTTAAAGAGCTTCTTCCCGGTTTGAACGCATTGTTCGGCTTGGAGTATGCTCGTTACGGCGAAGAACACAAAGAGATTTATGAAATTGAAACCTCTGAGCGTTCCTTCGAAGAAGAAACAAAACTGTCTGGTTTTTCTGCTGCACCAGTCAAGAGTGAGGGCGCTGCTCTTGCTTACGACAACGCACAAGAAGCTTGGACGGCTCGTTACAACCACGAAACCATTGCATTAGGGTTTTCCCTAACGGAAGAGGCTATTGAAGATAACTTGTACGACTCACTGTCGGCTCGTTACACCAAAGGTCTTGCCCGTGCTATGGCGTATACCAAGCAAGTTAAAGCCGCTGCTGTTCTAAACAACGGTTATTCTTCTGCGTATACTGGTGGTGACGGTGTTTCTTTGTTTAGCACTTCACACCCCTTGGTTAACGGCGGCGTTAACGCTAACACCCCATCAACCCCTGCTGATTTGAATGAGACTGCGCTTGAAAACGCTGTTATTCAGATTGCCGCATGGGTAGATGAGCGTGGTTTGCTTATTGCTGCAAAACCCAAGAAGTTGATTGTTCCTCCTGCTCTTCAGTTTGTGGCAACTCGTTTGCTTGATACTGAATTGCGTGTTGGTACAACCAACAACGACATCAATGCAATCAAAAACAACGGTTCGATTCCAGAGGGTTATACAATTAACCACTTCTTGACCGCAACCAATGCTTGGTATTTGACCACTGATGTGCCTAATGGTTTGAAGATGTTTGTCCGTACACCGTTGAAAAACGATATGGATGGTGATTTTGACACCGGAAACGTACGTTACAAGTCACGCGAGCGTTATTCATTTGGATGGTCTGATCCGCTTGGCATCTACTCTTCGTACTAATTAAACCTCCCCCGGTTTAGCCCCACTCAAAAGGTGGGGTTTTTTATTTATAAATTGCTTGCGGTATAGTAAAATTGGTGTATATTAATATTATCTGGGTGTATAACCTTGTTGCCACTGCCCCAGCAGACGATGCAACGATTAACAAGGTATCTTTTGCATAAGGAATTATCATGGCTCGTAGTACATTTGATGGTCCAATCCTGTCCGGCGATAACCGATTCGGACCACAGCGTAACGTAGGTTACGCCACTCTGACCCAACGCGGGTATTTAGATTTAATGAATAACACCGCTAATACGGCTGGTTATTCAGGCGGATCAACTCAGTTTGTTACGGGAAGTAATATCCCTAACCAACTTGCAAGCGTTTATGTTCCATCATCGACGGTTCCGTTTAGCCAAGCTTCCATTCAAGCCATTCCTGCTGATACAACATCGCAGATTTATCGTGGCTTTGTAATGTATCTTCCCACCGGCTGTGACGTTGATACCGCTTTGATTGATGTTGCTGTTGTTCCAACTGTAGCCTCTGGAACAATTTCCACAATCAAGGTGTATGTGTCCAACAACTACACGGTTGAAGCTGGTACTCCAACATACACCGCAACAGGCAATATCACTGCTGTTGGTCGTCAAGCCGTTACATTTACTGGAACTCAGGTAACAAACGCCAACAACACATCAACTGATTTGATTCAGGTTAATTACAACCAAAATCTTTCACAAGTTGTGTTTACAGTTTCAATTGCTGGTACAAGTTTGACAACCATTAGTGCTGGTCAGATTTATGTTGCTTTCCGTTATATCCAGCCTGATCCAAATATTGGCACAAGCACCACATACCCATACGGTAACTTCGACTAATAGTCTGAGTGGGGGCGAAAGCCCCTTTTTACCAAACAATTAGGAGTTGAAAATGGGTTGGAATCTATTAAATTTTTTCTCGCCAAGCAATGGGCAGGGAATAAATAATCAGACCGGTAATATTGGGACACAAACTCCTAGTATGGATATTGTTGGCATTGATGGTGCGGCGCAGTTTATTGCCCCACAACGCTTGCGCGACGTTGTTGGTAAATTAAAAGTATCGCAGTCGCAAAACATTTATGATGCCGACTTTGAGTACGGCACTCAGCCATTGCGTTGGGAACAATTTATTAACAACGTGTCTGGGCAAGCATCCATTGTGCAAACCCCCGGTCTTGGCGGAGTAACCATGACCATTGGCGGCGGTAACGTCCCCGGCGATATTACTATTCGTCAATCTCGCCCCTATCATCGCTACCAACCCGGTAAAACGATGTACATGGCATCAAACGTAAACTTTGGCTCATCTGTTACAGGACAATTTCAACGCATTGGAATTTTTGACGATTCCAACGGCATTTTCTTTATGCAGCAAGGCGTAACAAGCCCAACAAACCCCTATGCAATGTATGTGGTAGTTCGTTCGGATTCTGGCGGCTTGCCTGTTGATACGGCAATTGATTGCTCCCAATGGAACGGTAACCGTCAAGTTCGTGACGCTCTAGACTGGACTAAGGTTCAGATGGTTTGGATGGAATACGCATGGTATGGCGCTGGCGCATTGCGTTGGGGCGTAGTGCTTAATGGCGAGCCTTACGTTCTTCATCAAATTGGCACTGCAAACTCATCGTTTACTGGTAGCCCACAAACTAAACCTTGGAGTCGCACAGGTAATCTTCCTGCTCGTTATGAGCAGCGCGACAACGGTAGCACAGGCTTATCAGTAATGACGCACTATGGCGTGTCTATTCTGATTGAAGGCAGGATTGATAATCAGCGTGGGTTTACTTATTCATACGGCAATAATGCTCCGACACCAAATCGTGTTGTTCCAGCATCATCAGTTCGTTTTCCAGTAACTTCATTTCGTATGAGGACTGTTGGTACAGATATTTTTGACCAAACAAACGCAGCAGCTACTGGTGGTACAAGTTCAACACTAACCATCAGCGCGGCAACACCGGCTATTTCTTCGGTTGTTGGTCAGCCTAGCGGCGGTCAAGCACTTCTTACTTTTGCTTCTGCACACGGTTATGCTGTTACTAACCCAGCGCAAGCTAACAGTGCTGCTCAGTACATTACGTTAAGTTCGTTTACTGAAGTTGGAACAGTTGCTTCTGGTAATTTCTCATTTGCGTCAACCACGTTAACTGTAACCACTGCGGTAGCTACAGGTGCTTTGCAAGCTGGGCAAACATTATCAGGTACAGGTATCGTTGGTACTCCAACTATTGTTAAACAATTGACAGCTACAAGCGCAGCAGTTGGTTCACAAGCGTATTCAAGTGGTGGTGCGGCAGGTTCAAGCATTGTTACACTTGCTGCTGGTACTTCGTTTGCTGTTGGTCAATTAGTTGCTGGTACAGGCATCCCACCGGGTACATTTATCAGTGCGGTTAACGGGGCAACAATTACTTGCACTGCAGCATTTACGGCTCAAGTTGCAGGCACTGTAACTTCATATGCTGTAGGCGGCATTGGTACATACCAAGTTAGTTCGGCACAAACAACCTTTGCAGCTACGCTTACTGCTACAACAACTTATGCCGCACAGACTTGGTTAATCCAAACTGTACCAACTACGACAACAATGATCCTTGGAATTCAGTTGGCAAACGGCGCTACGTTGACTTCCACTCCTACAGCAACATACTGGGGAGCAAATCAATGGGTTGGTAAGTTTGTTTATTATCAAGCAAGTTTGCCTGCGATTAGTGCAGTTGCTGCGGCAACAAGTGCTACGGTTGGTGGACTTACTATTTACTCTGTTGTGGTTACATTTGCTTCTGCTCATAATTTAAAGCAAGGCGATGTAGTTTATATTTCTGGCTCAAACCCAGCAACTTACAACGGGGTTTATCAGGTTAATATTCCAACAACTAACCCAACAACAACAATTTCTATTTCATTGGGTCCAGTTACTCCGGGTGCTTATGTTGGAAGTTCTGTAGCGGTTGCTCCTTACACAGGGCGCATCACGTCAAACACAACTAGTGCAATTACATTTCAAGATGTTGTTACTGGTTTACCTTTGGCTAATGCTCCTGCGTCAGGCAACAGTTATCAGATTGGTTTGATTGATCGTGGGCAGTTGCTTCCGCAAACACTGTTGTTAAATTCATCATCTACCTGTTTGGTTGAATTGATTTCAAGTACGCCAACTAATCAGTTATCGTTACAAGCAGCAAGTTTTAAACCATTAAGTACGCTGGGTTCTTACAACTCATTTGCGGAACAAGACTTGTCTGCAACTAACTTAGCTGGTGGCGAAGTTGTGTATGCTTTCTCAACACCGCCTAATGGTTTGCAACAGCTTGATTTAAGTACGTTCTTCCCGGTGCTTACCAACATCAAAGGTAACGTAGCTGATATTCTTACAGTTGCTGTTACTTCAAGTGCTGGTGCTACGGTTCAAGTTAACGTGGTTTGTCAAGAAGCAATGTCTTAATTATGGCTAAAAATCCGTCACTTGCTATTGGTCGCGGTGAAAAGCTTCCTACAAAACAAGGGGCGGGGCTTACCGCTAAAGGTCGTGCCAAATACAACGCAGCAACTGGGTCAAACTTAAAGGCTCCACAGCCCGAAGGTGGTCCACGCAAGAAGTCGTTTTGTGCAAGGATGAGCAATATGCCCGGTCCGATGAAAGATGAATCAGGTGAACCAACTCGCAAAGCAGCGAGTCTTAGACGATGGAAATGTTGATGGACGCCGATCCTATAATGACAGCCCGTGAACTTGCTACGCACACAAGCGATATCAAGCATTTGCAAGATGACATGGACAAGCTTGTTGATGCTGTTGCTGAAATGAAAACCAGCCTTGATGAAATCAGAAAGAAGCTAGATCAAGTCGAAGGTGGTTGGAAAGCCTTGATGTGGCTTGGCGGTGCAATCAGCGCAGGTACGGGTTTTGTTGGTTACATCGTTGGACACTGGGGTAAATAATGCCTAGCACATCTAAAAAACAACACAATTTTATGGCGGCTATTGCACACAACCCTGCATTTGCTAAGAAAGTCGGTGTATCTCAAGCGGTTGGTAAAGACTTCAACGAGGCCGACAAAGGCCGTAAATTTAAACAGGGTGGTGCTATGAAAAGTGACATGAAAGAAGACATGAAAATGGACAAGGCTCAAGACAAAGCTATGATCAAAAAAGCTTTTAAAGAGCATGATAGCCAAGAACACAAAGGCGGAAAAGGTACACACCTTACGCTGAAGAAAGGCGGCGGAGTTAAAAAGATGGCACGGGGTGGTATGGCTGGCATGGGTCCTCGCACAATGGCAGAAGACGTTGTAGCTGGTTCAAATGTAAAAAAACCTTTTGGTCAATCAGCCGTACAAAAAAGTGGTATGACCCGTGGCAAAGAATTAGGTGTCAGTGGTCCATCAGCAGGTATGATGGGTGGCATGGCTAAAGGCGGCGGCATTGAGTCTAAGGGTAAAACCAAAGGCAAGATGATTACCATGAAATCCGGTGGGCGTTCTCGCTAAGGAATTGTTATGAAAAAGAAACGGTTTGCAGATGGCGGAAAAACGGAAGACGATGCTGAAGGTATCCCCGATTACGCTATTGTAAATGGTAAAAGAATGTCGGGAGATGAGCATAGAACTATGCAGCGCAGACAAGCTGATGAAAAAGCGGTAGCAGAAGCAGAGGAAGCATCAAAATTTTCTAGTAAAGCTAAAGCCGCCGCAAGTGATGTTTTGTCTGGTATAGGGTCAGTCTTGCACTCAAAAGCTGTAAAACCAACCAGCGAATTTTATCGTTTAAGAGAAACTGAACATTTAGGTGATGAAGCAAAAAAACGCTTAGACTCAGGTAAAAAGAAAGGCGGGGTTATTAAGATGGCTAAAGGTGGATCGGCATCAAGCCGTGCTGATGGTTGCGCCATTCGCGGCAAAACACGGGCATAACCATGTTAGCCTCACGCGGAATGGGTGACATTAACCCGTCTAAAATGCCTAAGCAAAAGAAGATTGTTCGCAAGGACGATCCCAATGATGTTGCGTTGTATAAGCATGGCGGTAAAGTATGGGATAAACCCCGTCCTAGCGGTTTAGGTAAACCTAAAAAATTAAGTTCATCTAAGAAATCTAGTGCAAAGGCGATGGCTAAAGC